TGCTCCTTTAAGTCGCTTTGCTTTAAGTCCTTTTCATTTATACTTTGTTGCTCCTTTAAGTCCTTTTCATTTATATTTTGTTGCTCCTTTAAGTCCTTTTCATTTATATTTTGTTGCTCCTTTAAGTCCTTTTCATTTATATTATATGAAGCATCAATAACAGTCATTCGAAAATAAATAAATAAATAAATAAAGTATTATGTTAAAATATAAATATAGTTCTAACATAAAACATGCAATAAATAAAAATTAATTTTTATAATAATATAATTTAATTAATATTCTTACTCCTATAAAATAATCAATTATGTCATTTGTATTAAACTCTTTATTGGAAAATGGTTCTTTAAATACTTTGTATTCAAAATAATGTAAAAACGTCTTCTCTCCACGCAACTGAATAATATTTGTATAATAATTTATTAATTCAAACAGTTTAGACTTCAAATACAAACTATAGCTACTAAGCTTATATGATACAATCCTATTTAAACTAGTCTTTTCATCTGTGTAAAATAAATTCTCTTTTGCTCTATATTTATTATAATTCATAAAATTATGATGTATTAAGTCAATATGACTATATATTTTAGACTTCAATGTTTTTTTTATTGCTTTTTTGGATATTAAATACGCTGCTGCGCTTATTGAACCAATATGAGTGCAATATGTATCTATTGTTGGCATAATGCCATCACTATGCAGCTGAATAATTTCCCAATTTTTATCCAAAATTTGTATGTCATATAGTGTTTTATTTAATTTTTCATAAAACTCATCTGTATTAAATAATGGAAAAACATCGTCTTCCATTATAAGAAAATAATTCACCAACCCGTCTTGTGTTTTGTGCTTCTTTATATAGTTTTTATATATATATTTACAACACATTATATGACTTAAAGCGCACCCAATTACGGATTTTGGTGTATAATTTAATGCAAAATTAGAGACATATTTTCTATAGCCACTTTTAAAGTGTTCGTCTTTTAAAGCATTTATTCCACTAAATCTCTCACTAACAATTCCTAATTTAAATAATTCTGTTGCTTGTTTGTAATAATTACTTTTATAATCATCTAAATTTATTGTAAATGATTTTAAATTTGAATAATCATTTTTTATTATATATTGGGTACTATTGTATTGGGTACTATTGTATTGGGTACTATTGTATTGGGTACTATTGTATTGGGTACTATTGTATTGGGTACTATTGTATTTGGTCATATTATTTAGTCATAGGTTAATAATATTAATTTCATACTTTTATATGAATATTAGTTTATAGTTTATAGTTTATAGTTTATAGTTTATATATCCAAGCTTACTATATTTCTATCACTTTTTTGCCTACGTTTTGATTTTGTGGGTATTCTAGCATTAGTTAAATCTTTTAAATCATCAATACTAATTGTACTTGCCTCATTATAATTAGATTCATTAGCATTATTAGCATTATTAGCATTATTATCTAATTGTTTGGTCTTTAGACCGCTTAATAATGACGAAATGTTTTGATTTTGAGGGATGGCCAGACTAGGACCTCTCATTTCTGGACGTGTTATTCTCTCTTGTTCATATGGGTTTGCTTCATTATTAGTTATTTCGACTCCGCGCGCAGAAGTAATATCGGGACGATTTAATATATTTGGCATTCGTTGGCTACGGTCAGGTAATTTGGTTTCAACAGACATTGGTGGTGGTCCCGAATTTACATTTGGTGGCATAGTGCTTCCAAATCCAGGAGTATAGCCATTATTATTTTTATTATTCATTGAACCATTATTTCCAGCAAAAAGCCCGTTCATAAAACCACCAAATCCAGGATTTGTTTGTCCCATTGTATTAACTGCTGCTTGTGTAAACTGTTTCATTAGTTCTGGATTTTGTCTCATAATATCATCCATACCTGGCATAGAAGATTTAAATAATGTATTAGACATATGGACCATCATGGCAGAACCGCCTAATTGAAATAATAATTTTAATTCGGGAGACATTTTCGCCTTAGACTTATATTTTTCATGTAATTCAGCAAAAATATCATCATAGTCATCTATATTTTCATTTATTTGCTCGCCCCACCCATCTAATTTTATATCAAAAGGGTCAAATTTGTTATTTAAAAATTCTAATCCTGTTATACAAGCCATCATCATTTTACCTTGAAACTTAATAGCATTTGATTTCTCTTTTTCAGCAATAATTGTTTCATATTCTCCAATCATTTCATCCAAATTAGAATCCATGTTATAACGCTTAGACAAGTTTATTCCCTTTTTCTCTAAATCGTCTAACTTTCGCATGTATTTGAATTTTTCACGCAACTCTTCTTCTTTTGTTAGTTGCTGTTTTTCTTGGGCTTTTTCTAAATTTATTGGTATGTTATTAAATTTACCAAATCCATCCCATGTTTTTGTTTCATTCATATTTGCAGTTGATTTGCCTAAGTTATTTGTTTCATTCTCATTTGAATCATTATTTCTTGTAATAGGCTTAACATTTTCACCATCTACTTTATTTGAACCAAAAATATCACCAAAAATGGATTTTTTGGTTGAACTGCTTTGCCCATACTTTATTTCCTTTTTACTATCATTATCTTGAAATTCTACTTTTTCAGGCGCCTTTTCATCATTTATATTATCTACTAGATTATTTAGTTCACTTTCTAAATTTGTAATGTCTTCAATATCAATTGACGTATTTGATTTTTTTTCATTTTTATTTTTAACATTCATTAATAGTTCAATGCCTCCACCAAAATTAGAGGTAGGTTTTTTTGAGATTAATTCATCATTATCAATTGTGTCATTAAATTTAAAATCGGGTATACTAAAGCTGTCAATATTTAAAATATCCGGCTCTATTTCAATAATTTCCATTATTCCTATTATGAATTAAATAGAAGTTTAATTTTTAAATCCTCCGCAAACATTATTAATATAACAATTAATATAACAATTAATATAACAATTAATATAACAATTAATTTAACAATTAATATAATAATAAGCTTGTAAAAAGCAGTCCGCTAAATCGTCCTTTTTTGAATGACTAGTAAAAAAAGTAACTTCATTAGTCATATTATATTTTTGTAATACTTCTTTTGTATAATGTATACTTAATTTTTTCCTATGGGCATAACTAATTTTGTTACTAATAATAGTATTACTATTATCAATTGTTGTATTTTTGTTTTTCATAAATAATTTCAATTTATTAATTGCAGAAATAAAGTATATATTATAATTATTATGATTTATAAAATATTGTGCTATCATACCTTGAATCGTTTTCATCCTATTTGCTAAAGGACTTATTTGATTCTCCAATATTATTTTATCCAATTCCAATATATTATAGTCTTTAAATAATTCATTTAGCCTATCCTTAATATTAATTCCAATATGTACTAAATTTATAGAATTTGCACTAATATTTTCAACTGCTTGTAAACAGTGACTATTTAAATAGTCTTCTAATAAAACAATTAACATGGGTTTTTTTATAGACTTATCAATAACCAGCTTATATTCATCTGCTAATAATATAAGCTTTTTAAGCGATTGTTTATGTAAAGTTTTAATATTACATGATGGAATGCTATAGTCTGTTTTTTTTGCATGAATTTTGCAATAATAATTAGAATTTTTATAAAAAGCAGGTTTCTTTTTGCATAAATGTTGGCAACAATTATTGGTATTACTACATAAATTTATAACATCCCATTTTACTATTTTAAAATCACTATTACTAATACTATTTGTTTCAATTATAATAAATGCTAAATTTTTTATACCAATATCAATACTTAATAGTTTCATACTTATATAATACTTGTTTAAATAAGTATTATATAGTTGTTTAAATAAATTATATTGCAATTATTTAACGTAACGCACCTAAACATATTGAATAATGTATTCTAGAAATATAGTATAAAATCATATTACTTAAAAACGACATAAAATATGCACCCATTGCATATTGAGAATTTTTTTTAAATAAACCTATAATAAAACCAACTAGAGCAGTAGTAGCAAAAAACAAACTTATTAAACCTAGATAATAAAATAACATACAATGATCGCGACTTAGGGGAGACATCAGACTATCAAAAAAATTCATATTTTTATAATATAGCAATATAATAAAATTATAATGTTTATTATAATTTTATTTAATTTTATTAAATTTTATTAAATTTTATTATAATTTTATTTAATTTTATTATAATTTTATTTAATTTTATTAAATTTTATTTACTTTCACTAATAATATATTTGGTTACATGTTTTTGTGCGTCTAATTGTTGATGTGTTAAATATATATTCTTTAAATTGCTAGTTTCATAACCGTATGGTTGATCTTGTGACAAAGTAGATTCAAAAATATATGGGGTTTTACTATGTGTGTTATTATTTTTATAGTTATAATTATTATTGTTATAATAAGGACATACACTACATTCATTACATGCAATTAATTGATTATTTTTAATAATAGCATCACTATTTATTTGTAAATATTTTCTATAATCACTATTTGTTTTTATATTGTTTCTATGTTTTAAAACATTGTCATTTAAAACTGTTGAATTATAATCGCTAAACAATCTAGAGTCGTCCATTAATGGTGGATAATTAAAATGAATATTATTAGAACCACTATAACAAGTTCCCCAACTCATAAAATTAATATTATATAATAATAATATAAATTTTTATAACATTGTTCTAAATAAACATTATTTAAAATAACTTTTCATAACACTTATTTAAATAAACATTATTTAAAATAAATTTTTATTTATTGTTCCGGGTAGTTTATGCCCAAATAAAATCATATATATTAAAATTAGCGCTGCTAATAATAAGCTTCTATTTTCTGCTACAACATGTCTTTGGTTAAGACCAAAAACCATTATTACATATAACACTAAACCAATTATTATTGAATGCAACAACATCATTCTACCGCTTTCCATTTATATATATATATTAGTTTTATTGGTTCTATTAGTTCTATTTTTGCAATAATTTAACTAAATCATTTTTTTTCATTTTTTGTGCTGACTCATTGTCTAACATATTTTTTGTCACAACAAGTGTTCTTAAATCATCAATTCTCATTTTACTATAATTCTTTTTTTCTACTTTTTGCGTTGTCTCTAAATTATTTTCTAAAGTAATTACTTTGGAATTTATTTCTAAATCTTCGCTAAAAGTATTTAGCACAATTGGTAAATTTTTAATAAATATGTCTTCATCTGAGTTTAAATAGCTAGAATTAGTAGTATCTTCTACTATTAATATAGGCTCTTTGTCTTCCTCTTTAGTAACTTGATTGGTTTGACCAGTTTTAATAGTTTCAATAAAATCGTTATTGAGTATAATGGTTTCTCTAATATCAAATGTTTTGAGTTCGTCATCATCTTCTTCATCATCTTCTTCATCATCTTCTTCATCGTCTTCTTCATCGTCTTCTTCGTCATCTTCATCGTCTTCATCGTCTTCGTCATCTTCTTCATCGTCTTCTTCGTCTTCATTATCGTTTTCATCATCAGAAACGGGTATTTTTTTTTCTATATTTATTTTTTTTATCACATTTTCATTATTAGCGCAAGTTTCATAATTACATTCACATTTATTAAATAAGCATAAACTATTCATTTGAACGTTATAATTTGCTATAAAATTTTGCAATATTTTACCATGTTCTATTATACTTCTTTCTAATAAATTAAGACGGCGATAACAATATAACATTATAGAACCCCCTATTAATAATAGTAATCCGAATGTTAATAAAAAACCAGAATCTATAAATTTAAATAATTGTAACATTTATATTATTATTAAATTATATTATTTTAAGTATTGTTTAACGAATTAATATTATTTAATTCATATTATTTAATTCATATTATTTAATATGTTTTCAGGAAATGCCAAGTCTTTAAGTACTTTTTGTGCTCCTTTTACTTTAGATATGCCTTTTTTCATTTTATATGTATATACAAAATCATTGTTATTTTTTACAACATTCATACAATAACAGTTATTTTGTTTATTTAATTTTTTGCATAATTTTGTATAATGTGTTGTTAGAATATAATCAACATTGCTAAACTTATTTAAATAACTTAAATAACTGAACGATGAGCTTAAAGCTTCCACTGGATTAGTTCCACTATATAGTTCATCAAATACACAAAAGTGTGTTTGTTCTTTATTCTTTTCAACGTTATCTAATATATTTTTACATTGTCTTGCCTCCGCTTGATATAAACTATCGCGACCACCTGTATCAGGAATATTTATATAACAATGTATATGGTCGTATAATTTAACTTGTGCATTATCAAAAAAACCACAACCAATTTGTTGGCATAATATTATATTAAATAAGCTAGATTTTAATATGGTTGTTTTACCCGAAGCATTTGGTCCTGTAAGTATCAAATTTTTATCCAAACAATAAGAATTTTTAACTATTATAGTATTTTTATTATTTTCACTATTTTCATTATTTTCATTATTTTCATTATTTTTACTATGCTGAATACTATTTAAATTGGCGTAATATGCGTTTGTAAATGATGTTGGAATAATGTTAGACTCATTATAAGAACAAAAATTTATTATATTTTTATTTTTAAACTCTTGCAACGTTTCAATATTTTTAATATATCCATTAAAACCAAATGAAAAATACAAACTCTTAATAAAACAAGTATTTTTATTTAAATAATAAAAACATTTCATTAATTGTCCCAATTCAGTAAGTTTATGAAGTGTTAACTTATACGGTTGTAACTTTATTAATTCATTGTAATAATCAGTAAAAATTGCGCTATTTTTTCTTATTTCATCATTAAATAAGTTATATGATTTTAAATGTTGTGAATAATTCAAAAAATTATTATATTTATTTAAAGCATTACTTATATAGTCTTTCAACTCTAATAATGTATTATTAATATATTTAATATTTGTAAAATATTTTATACAGCTTGTAATATTTAAATACATTTGAAAAATATAGAATCCAAAACTAAATAATAAATAAATTTTGTTACTAATTGATGTATCGCTAAATGAATTAAATAGTTGTCCAATAATATGATTAGAAAATACATGTTTTAAATGCTCAAAATATAAATTAAAGGTTATATTATAACCTTGTAGTTTAATTATGAAAAATGGCAACAATAAAAATATTATTGGAATTAATAAAGAAAATACTGGACTAGAGAGATTATATATGCTTAAACATTGAAGCAAAACACTATTATTGTTGTATTTATCCAACAATGGTATATCAATATATTGATAATTATTGACAAAGCCATTATCATAAATAATTGTTTTACAATTTGCATATAGTTCTTCTTCTTTAGTTATATTACTAGAATTATAGTCAATAACGTCACTCGCAAAATTTACTTTTTTTATTGATTTATAATTTGTTAATAAGTCTTGACTTTCTAGCAAAAATTCTTTATTATTTGTATAATAATTTGACCATCTATTTAAAATATTCTTTTCAAATATATTTGTTGGGTCAAACACATGATAATATAGATTGTAAACACAAGACATATTATTTGCTAATGTATCGTTAGAGTTATTATTT